AATGCGTTCAAGGTTGGCCTTGGTGACCCAGTGACAGGGTTAGCGAGTTGGGTGGGCTTTAACGTGGTAGTGTTCTGTAAGAACAGTTGCTATGTGGTGGACACAGCACCAGTGCCAGCACAGGGTGGCGCGACTACCCCGGCAGCTTCCACGTTTAAGATCAGAACAATCTCAGCCTCCACAGGTTGTGTGGCTCATGGCTCGATAGCGCAAGTAGGAGAAGACTTGTTTTTCTTATCACGCACAGGAGTCAGATCAATCAGGCGCACGATGGAGGAGAACATGGTGGCGAGTGATGTTGGAGTCATCAGCTACCCGATCCAAGATGTTGTCGATAAAATCAACTGGGCAAAAGTAGAGAATGCCACAGCAGTTTTTTGGAACAATCGCTACTTGTTATCAGTGCCAACCGGCACCAGTGAGGTCAACGACACCACGCTATGCTACAACACCAACACATCGAGTTGGACAGGTGTGTGGCAGGGCAAGATTACAGACAATCTTTTCGATTCTGGAGTTAAGACAAGCCAGATCAATCCGTATCAGTTTGTGGTGACACAGTTCTCCGCAGGTAAGCCTTACCTCATCAACCTGGACAAAGTTGGCAACCCGCTACAGTTCCGCGATTTCGTTGAGGACATCAACCTAGTGGACACAGACTTCATGGACTTCTCCACAACTTCTTACGTTTTGACAGAGTGGGAGGTCATCACCCGCGCATTTACTTTTAACGAGCAGGTGACAACCAAGGACGGAGAGTTCGTTGAGTTTGAGTTTGATCGAAGTAACGCAGAGTTAGACATCGGCATCATTCTTGACGGTGCTGAAGAGCAGAACCTAGCCACCAACTTGGTGACCGGAACAGGCAACCTGAAGCTGGACTTCACACTGCCAGCAACGCTTGGCAGTCCGTTACTGAAACGATTCCGCTACTCGCTAACGCAGTACCCGGAGTTCCGCGAGTTGCAGTTTAGCTTTCGGGAAACAACCGGAGCTACTTCGTCCAGTCGCTACCTAGCACTGCGCTCAATCCACGCAGGAGGCTTTTTAAATAGTGTGGGGGTGGAGTCATGACCTATGACGATAAAGTTAACGAAGCGATAAGGCTGGCCTCTAACGGCAACACTGATGCCTGGAACTATCTTTGGACTATCGCTCAGGCTTTGCGGGTCATAGACGATCTTGTCGATGAACCGGAGAAGGTTGGTGTGGAGCAGAAGTACAAGCTGGCCAACCTGCTTCTGGTGGAGTTGCCGAGCAACGCATTCTTCGATCAGCACAAGCCTTCTCTCCTGGCAATGCACCTGACGGCAATCAACGCCTGGATAGACAGCAATGACTGGATGGAGAAAGACAAGACGAGGAAGACATACGCTTTAGTGATACGCGACCAGATCACCGAGTTGGTGATGCTTGTGGCATATCTAACAGGAGGCAATCAGCACATGAGAAACGTGAGTTTAAAAATCAGAGAGTTGTTCTTGAAGGAGGAATTTTAGATGGGGATGTATTCAGATGAAAAACCTGATGCACCTAATGTAGCAGGTGCCAACGAAGCGGGAGTCTGGGCAGATGCCAAGACGATTGGAGTCAGGAAGCTAATCCAAGACGCAGCAAAGTTTGGCAAGAAGATCACTCTTAAAGTTCCGAGCTTTGACGCGCAAGGCAACAAGACTGGAGAGGAGGAGGTTACTTATGACTTTGCTGGCTACAGTGACGCAGATGCCACCCGCGCAGACCTAGAGTTTGCCAGGGAGTCAGCAGACAAGATGGCTGAGACAATGCTGAACGTGCAGAAGAAGTACGGCAAAGACTTCATCACGCAACGCATGGAGGAACTGAAGGCAGC